GCAGACGGCAATGCATTGGGACGTACCAGCACTGGACCATTGACCTATACAGGTATATTCAGCGCCAGTGGCAACATCAACACCGGTAGCAACTTGATATCTGCTGGTAACGTCATACCCAACAACGTGATGGCCACCAACATAGTGAACGTGGCCAGTCATACGGGATCTGTGGTATCAGTGTCAGCCAACGTCACAGGTGGTAACTTGACCACAGCTGGTGCTATCAGTGCTACTGGCAATATCAGTAGCAATGCTGGATTATATTCGATCGCCGCAGTAGACACCAATAAAACAGTGATCTATGGAGACATGGGCACTAATGATCAGTTTCGCATACAGATTGGTGGTAATACCAATGCAGGCTTTGTGGAGTTTGCCACAGCAGATGACGCAAGCGAACCAATCTATTTCCGCCAATATACAGGTGTGTTCACCACAGCCACAAGAACATTGACATTGTTGGATGGTTCGGGTAACTCGTTGTTTCCGGGCATGGTCAGTGCTACCAGTAACGTTATCGGTGGTAATATCAGGACTGCAGGGTTGATTTCGGCTACTGGTAACGTTACTGGAAACTTTTTCATTGGCAACGGCAGTCAACTCACTGGTATCACTGTAAGTGCCAGCGGTTACTTTATATCAAACGGCACCAGTAACATTGCTATCGCATCTGCCAACGCTAACGCTTTTGTGACCATAGCCGGTACAGCCAACGTGGCTGTATTTGCCACCACAGGTGCCTTTATCACAGGTGTAGTCAGCGCGTCGGGCAACGTCACGGGTGGTAACGTGCTTACAGCAGGTTTGATATCATCTACTGGTAATGCAGTGTTTGGCAACATCACTTCAGGGGGTGGCACAGGCGGCAATATCACAGGCGCCAACGTGGTGTCTTGCACCAACGTCAAAACGGTGGCCACCACTGTGGCCGGTTTGCCCGCCGCAGCCACAGTGGGCGCCGGTGCTCGAGCGTTTGTTACAGATGCCACCAGCGCCACATTTGGAACCACAGCCACCGGCGGCGCCAGCAACGCTGTGCCGGTTTGGACAGATGGCACTACCTGGAAAATAGGTTGAAGCATGGGGTTGACGGTAACTGGTGGAATCACTTGGGCAGGTGGGGTAAACATGCCCACACCAGCTGGCAGCATCAGGACCACAGGTAACCAAGGACGTTTGGCCACTCCCGCCAGCACCAACCTCGCATTGGGCACAAGCAACTTTACCATAGAAGGTTGGTTTCAGCCTGTGGCCAAGACCAACACCAACCCTATCTTGATATCTAACGGTAACTTTACCACCAACAGGTGGCAACTTAACGATCGTAACGGTAGTAGCACCAAATTCACTGTGGCTATCTACAACTTTAGCACCAGTGATGGATGGCTTACTAGCACCACTACTCCCGTAAACGACACTTGGTATTATATTTCAGTAACTAGATCCGGTAACACTTTTTGGTTGCATGTAAATGGTACCCAGGAAAGCACTAATACCAATGCTGGTAGTGTGGATGGCGGTGGTAGCCAGACCATATACTTGGCTGGTGATGCTAGCCAGTTAAGTTTGACCAACTGGAACGGATATCAAAGCACCGTAAGGATAGTGATCGGCACCGCGGTGTACGGAGCAGGCAACTATACACCACCCAGAGTTCCAAACACCGCTATAGCCAATACCCAGCTGCTGCTCAACGCCTATGGTCAAGATCCATTCAAAGACTACAGCGCCAACAACTTTACTATGGTTCCAAACACAGTTAGCGGTCAACCTAGCTGGAGTTCACTAAATCCCTTGACCAGCCAACCCTGATTGGTTAGAGGTTTGCTAGCTCTGTGCGTTCCACAGTGGCCAGTTTCTGTTGTACAGCATCAATATTCAATGTGCTCCACAATCCAGGATGCATGGGACGAGGCCATGTGCCTGATGCGATCCAAGCATAACCAATGTGCTCATGATTCAACACAGGATGGAACTCATGATCCAGCACACAGACCCAGGTGTGATATTCAAACACATTGTCGCTGGAAGTGAACTTCTCCAAAGGCATCAATCGACGATAGTCAGGAAAACTGCCTAGTTCTTCTTGGCATTCTCTTTCCATGCCACCCAACAAGGTTTCGCCTGACTCAATCTTGCCGCCAGGCAAACCCCAGGTTCCGGGATGTTTGGGATCATTGCGCAAGAGATATAGATAACGGCCAGTGTCTCGGGCCAGGAACCAGACGCCTACGGCTTTTAAAGTACCAGACTCCATGCTCCGCCTGGGTAAACGCCTTGATAGCTCTTGATCCATCCTGTGCCGATCCATTCGTATTGTGTACCAGTAGTTATGTTTGTAACGTACTGAGTGGCAGTTTCTCCCTCGCTCACGAATACCACACGCCATCGACTGCCATCCCACTCAATGATGTCATTGGCCGATGCCACCAGTGGTTGTCCACCAGTGCCCTGCCACAACACAGGATTGCCCACGTTATCGTAGCTACCAGTGCTTTCTGTGAGCAAGTATCTTATGCCCAACACGGGTGCAGGTAACCCATCTCCAGGACCACTGATCAATGGATCAATGATAGCATCAATGGGATCCAGCGTGTTCTGTGGTGCTGTGTCAGGATCCACAGTGAAAATCACCAAACGATCATCATTGGGATCAATCACTATGGTGCCTACTATGGGATTGGCTGTGTCTGGCGCAGCTATGGGTGGATTATTGAGTCGTATCTGGCTGATACCAGGACGCAACACACCATACGCAGAAATCACAGCAGGCCACAACAGATTGCTATCTGCTACAATAGCAGTGGGATCAAGATCTTGATAATCGCCGTTGGGTACGATAGTAGGATTCTGCAGGATCTGTATCTTGTTGTCAATGACCACTAACTTGTAGTTCCATGGAGTAAACATCAGTCTGGTGCCCATCAGCAGGTCATTGTTGACTATGGCATCAGCTGCGTCACCGTTGGCGTCAAATATACCCATCACTATGCGTTCGACCACACCCAGTTTCTTGATCTTGGCAGGACTGCTGATCCAGATTGGCATGCTGAATTTGAGACTAGCGATGTCGATGGGATTCTCAGTGCCCTGAGGTATACTCCTGCTGCTCCAGACCAACTGATCAAGGTACAACACGCTGAGACTGCTCCAGTCAATGTAGTTGTCTGTGCTTTGTATTTCTAAACTGGGATTGAACAAGGTCAGTATCTGTTCAAGTATCTGGAGCTTCTGATTGGTGTTTGAAGTCCAAATATCCAAAGTCACTGACAGTTTGTACGGCACAGGCATCAGACGCTCAATGGTGAAAGCATTGCCTTGTGTGGTATCATAGGTTTCACTATAACTGTCATAGGTGCGTTGACGCACCTGTGTGTTGTTCACGTATGTGGGTTCTTGAATCCTTGGACGATCATATTCCAAGTTATTGATGTAAAATGTCATCAGTGGTGTGGATGGCAATGCGCTGGCCGAGTTCTCTTGGATGATGGTTTGTGCATTGCGGCTAGCATCACCGTAACGAACTGGCACACGCAACAATGTAGCTGCATTCACGCCATCATTCTCATTGCCATACTCCACTTGGAATCCTGAAAAGATCCTAGTGAATTGCAGCAGGAACCTGCGTATCTGTGCGTCGTAGAAAAACTGTTGCATTATCGATTACCGCCGTAGTAAGGTGGTGGGTTAGGAGGCAAGTTACCTCCTTGATCGCCATTGTCTGCACGTGGTTTGAGTGCTTGGCTCAAGCTCTGACGCTGTGGAATGTTGCCCATGTCCGTAGTTTCAGTAGTGTATGTATTGTTAACAAAGCCGCTGCGCAAGGTTTCATTCACTGGTCCATTGTCGAGATTGGTCCTGACTTTCTCTTCGATCTTGATCCAAGCACGACCATTGAATCGGAACAGTCTATTGGGTTTATAGTCCAGTCTCAAACAGTAATCTCCTGACACAGGATCTGGGGGAAACGATATTCCCGGGGTCACTGGCAAGCCATTGGGTGCATAACCATCACCAGTGAGGTAACCAGCAGTGTATCCGTCTGCTCTGGGAGTGATGTTCATACCACCTTGTGTACCGTCTACCGTGGTACCATCTATGGTGGTCAGGCTGGTGGGGTTAGCCGGTTGACCATTGTCCAATGTGGCCACCACGTAGAACTTTTCCACATCATAGCCCGATTTGGGTACTTCGGCGTTGGCCTGGATCAGAATGTCATCATTGATCTGTTGATCCTTGGGTCTGGTGCTCTGCATGTCCGATATAGTGGGCGGTGTGTACTCAGACCAGTATGTGGTGTCAGTGATGTCTGTGCCAGCCGGCACGTTCCGGATAGCACGATAGTACACATCGCCGTAGTTGACGATGCTGCCTCCGGGATAGAAATCGCCCGGATCCCAGATGTATTCTGCCACGAATGGTTTGCTCAATATGCTGTTGTACTCTTGTGCGTTGGTCAACGGTGTGGCTTTGATACGCCACAGGTGCGGTAGCCAAGTCTGGCTAAAACCTTCTGATGCAAAGTTGGCATCTTGTATCACATAGTATCTGGGCAAGGCCAGTGGCAGTGCTGGATTCAAAGGATTGTAATCTTTGAGGTTGGGCACTTCGATCACATCGCCGTTCATGAGTTTGCGCCAAAACGTGTCAATCATGTCGTTGTAGTGGAACGTGATGAACAGCGTGTCTGAGTTTAGGAACAAGCCAAACTGGGTAAGATCAAAGTCCACGTCTTGTGTGCGATAAACGCCGCGCAGCACATAGATGTCCGGATCGTAAATCCTGTCACGGTTTTCCAACAGCAACAGATCTTGTATGTTCAGTGGGCTTTGATCTTCGTAGGTGGGCTGGGTGGCGTCAGCGTTACCACTCAACGCACTGTCTTGGCCGCCGGTTTGCGGTCCCAGGTACTTGTGGATGTAAATATCTAATCCGCCCACGGTGTACATCTCCGAAATGGTGCGGTCAAAAAACTGGTAGTCTCGGCTGCGATTTGGCCTGTAAAGCGAGAGTTTTGGCATGGTTTAGTATTTATGGACAGGTTGACCAGAAAATCCCAATGTCATATAATACTGGTATGGATGAACTAACACAGAAAAGTCTGGATTGCAGGGTGCAACTGGCCCAAATACAGAACAGACGTGCCCGGCGTGATCTCCAGATCATGCTAGATGCAGCAGACAAACATCTCACAGAACTCAGCAAAGAAGCAGTGACCTGTCGCAGACAGCAACGAACCACCCGGCAGTATGAGGAAATATACCACCGGGCCGAGCAAGCCTTTGGTAACTTTGAGCAGCATTTATTTTTAGCCAAACTGAAATATTGATATGAAAATAGTCAAACTAGACCGCCGCTACAAAGCATTCCAACTGGGATACACAGTGGCCCTGAGATTCACCAGTTATGTTGGACAGGGTGCTGCCTGGGACCGAGCCTGCCACCGGGCTTTTGGCACCCAATATCCCAGGGTGCGTGATGATGGTAGCGTGAGCCCGTGGAGAGATTGGTTTGGTGCCCGCCGTGAATCTGAATATCCAGGCGACAAATTCGCCCGCAAACCATATTTCGTGGCCTTCACAGATGCCAAGTATCTGACCTGGGTGCAGCTGGGCATGCAGGAGGTTGACTCAAAATGAGCAATGTGTTACAATAGCCTTTTAGCCTACAGGAGCACACATGGCCACAGCCCGTAAAGCCCAGCCCACTGCCAAGCCCGCGGTGCGATCACTGATTCCCAAAAGCGGTGATACCAAATACACCGGCGACGAGCCTGAATGGCGATTGCAGCCCACAGAACATCGAGCAGGGCATCTCATCAAAGCCCTGGCCTGGTACGGCTACTTCTATGGCAAGAAAGAAGCCAAGGACATGGTCGTGGCCTGGATGGAGTATAACGATGCCAAACTAGACGCCAAGCGAGTGCGCACCTTGCCAGACAGCGCATTCACTACCACACT